AATAATAGACACAAATGACAGATTTAAAAATATACGGTATAAATATAACAGCATTATTAGCAAGCTCGCCGTTGGCGGAAGGTTTAAACCCTATGTTACAGACAGGGGTTTTATTACTAACAATTGTCTATACTTTAATTAATATACATAGTAAACTTAAAAAATAATACAATGAAATACTTTAATGAATCTGAATTTAATGAATTTGATAAAATGGATCCAAAGCTTTTAGAAATGCTTGACAGCCTAAGAGAAGTTTATGGTTTTCCAATTAAGTTAACATCAACTTATAGAGGACCGGACCATCCTATTGAAGCTAAAAAAGCTAAGCCAGGGGAGCATTCATATGGCGCTGCTGTTGATATTGCTTGCGTAGGTGGTGAGGCAACATTTAGATTAGTTAAAGCTGCTATAGAGGTAGGTTTTGAAAGAATAGGTATAAGTAGAAAAAATAACTTTGTGCACGTAGGTATTGGTTATCCTGGCGCACCTGAAACAACAATTTGGACGTATTAAAAATAGAATTAAATGAAACTTATACGAAAAATATCAATTGGCCAAGATTATAAAAATGAAGCAATGCATTATGCGGTTGGCCAAGAAGTTTATGGTGGACACACTATTTCAGACATCATAGAAGAAGACGGAACTTATAATATATTTATTAAAAAAAATGACGAAGTATTGCCTTGGAAACATTTTAATAAAAACATGGCAATTTCAGTTGAGTACAACCTAGACTACTAATGCGTTCAATTTTCAATTTTATTATTTACTGCAATCAAAGATATAATAATTCTACAGATGTAGAGGGGCAAGAGCTTATTTTAAATACAGAAATAACAGAACGCGATTTTATGTTTACAAATAGAATTGGCAAAGTTATTTCAACCCCAGCTATGGTCCAAACGCCAATACAAAAAAATGATGAAGTAATATTACATCATAACGTATTTCGCAGATGGATTGATATCAGAGGCAATGAAAAAGATTCTTCTAGCTACATAAGAGATAGAGAGTACATGGTTGCTCCTGATCAAATTTATGCCTACAAAAGAGGTGGGCAATGGAACTGCTTAGAAGGTTATTGTTTCGTAAAGCCATTAAAAGAAGATTCCAAATGGGCTACCGATAGCGAAAGAAAATTATTAGGAGAGCTTGTGTATAGCAACAGCTATTTAAGAGCCTTAGGATTTACCGTAGGCGATGTGGTGGGGTTTACACCTGATTCAGAATATGAGTTTAGCATAGAGGATCAAAAATTATATAGAATTTTATCAAATCATATAACAATAAACTATGGATCCGAGAAAAAAAGTAATTGAAGCTGCTCAAGTAGCTTTATTAGAATTAGATAAAGTTATAAGACAACGAATAGATTTAGTTGAACTAGAACCTGAAAAAGCAAAGATAGCTGCTCAAGCAAAATGGGTTGCAATAGAAGATTCATTTAAAATAATAGAAAAGATAGAAGAATTATCTGAAGATAATACAAAAGATAAAAAAGAGTCTGTAAAGTTTTTTGGAGTAGAAGATAGAATAAAATAATGTATACACAATCACTCTACAATATAATTATAGACCATATTGATACCAAAAAAGTAAAGCACAATAATAAACATAAAAAGTACGACTACGGATACAACGAAGAACTTGATTGCGTTGTAATAAGTAAAGACGGTACGATTGGTGAAATATATGAGATTCAAGGTCTCAAGATAGCAATACCTAAAACTCCTGAAAAAATAAATGGTCAGGAATTAAAGAAAGAAGACCAGGTATTTATAAGAAGGGAAAGACCTGAATCATTAAACAAAATAAAAACCATACATGATTTTAAACATCATCCTGAAAAAACTAAAGAGCAATACTATAAATATATTGATACCGAGTTTACTCGTAGGAATGATGGTTATTGGTTCATGTGCAACGGTGAGCCATGCTACATTACAGGATCACACTATATGTATCTCAACTGGACAAAGATTGACGTGGGGGCACCGGATTTCAGGCATGCCAACAGGATCTTCTATTACTTTTGGGAAGCATGCAAGGCTGATAACAGATGTTATGGAATGTGCTACCTCAAAAACAGACGGTCTGGCTTTAGCTTCATGGCGTCTTCAGAAACTGTTAACGTTGCTACAACATCAAGGGATTCGCGATTTGGAATATTATCTAAGTCAGGATCCGACGCTAAGAAGATGTTTACAGACAAGGTTGTACCAATATCGACCAACTACCCGTTCTTTTTCAAACCAATACAGGACGGAATGGAACGTCCGAAAACCGAATTATCGTACAAGGTACCCTCAAGGAGGCTCACAAGAAATTCCTTCAAAGAGGCCGAAGACGATTTCACGGGGCAGGGGCTCGATACAACAATAGACTGGAAGAATACTGGAGACAATAGTTATGATGGGGAAAAATTAATTTTGTTAGTTCATGACGAATCTGGTAAATGGGAGCGGCCTGATAATATATTAAATAACTGGCGTGTAACAAAAACTTGTTTAAGACTAGGAGCTAAGATTGTTGGCAAATGCATGATGGGATCTACGTCGAATGCTTTAGATAAAGGCGGGGATAATTTTAAAAAATTGTACTATGACTCAGACGTTAGATCACGAAATAAAAATGGCCAGACTACAAGTGGATTATACGCTTTGTTCATTCCTATGGAATGGGGCTACGAGGGATTCATTGATAAGTATGGCTTCCCTGTCTTCAATACACCACGAGAAGCGGTTGAAGGAATTGATGGCGGTCTCATACATACAGGAGTTATTGAGCATTGGGAAAATGAGGTAGAAGGCTTAAGAAATGATTCTGACGCTCTAAATGAATACTATAGACAATTTCCAAGAAGTGAAAAACACGCATTTAGAGACGAAACAGTAAATTCATTATTTAATCTTACTAAGATCTATGAGCAAATAGATCATAATGAAGAGATGGCTATGAATGGCTATGTTGTTAAAGGTAGCTTTTCTTGGCGCAATGGAATAAAAGATACAGAAGTTATTTGGACACCAAATAGAAACGGTAGATTCCGTATAAGTTGGTTACCAAAGGCAGAACATAGAAATAATGTAATTGAAAAGAATGGTATAAAATATCCAGGCAATGAAGGATTTGGATATTTTGGTTGTGACTCATATGATATATCAGGAACAGTTGGTGGCGGTGGATCTAATGGAGCACTACACGGTTTAACAACCTTTTCAATGAACCCTGATTTCCCTCCTAGTAAATTCTTTTTAGAATATATTGCAAGACCACAAACAGCTGAAATATTTTTTGAAGATGTATTAATGGCTTGTGTATTTTATGGAATGTCAATACTAGCGGAAAATAATAAACCAAGATTATTATATCATTTTAAAAGAAGAGGTTATAGAGGTTTTTCTATGAACCGACCAGATAAATTACGCGGGGCATTATCAAAAACAGAAGCTGAACTTGGTGGAATACCAAATACTTCTGAAGATATACGTCAAGCTCACGCGGCAGCAATTGAATCCTACATAGAAGAAAATGTAGGAAAGATTGGTGATAATTATGGAAATATGTATTTTCAAAGAACATTAGAAGATTGGGCAAAATTTGATATATCAAAAAGAACAGCGCATGATGCTTCAATCAGTAGTGGTTTAGCAATAATGGCTTGTAGAAAACATTTATATAGACCAAGACAAGAAAGATCAACTAAAAAACTTAATTTTTCATTCTCAAGATATAAGAATGAAGGAGATCAAAGTGTGCTAATTAAGTAAATATGGCAAAAATAAAAAATAACTATTCTAATTTTCCAAGTCAGGCAGTGTCTGATTCAGAGAAAAAAACTGTTGAATATGGTACGCAAGTTGCAAAAGCCATAGAACAAGAATGGTTTAATTCAGGCCGCGGATCACAAGGCAGATATTATGCTTTACGCGATGAATTTCATAGGTTACGTTTATATGCTAGAGGCGAACAATCAATAAGAAAATATAAAGATGAATTTGCTATTAATGGTGATTTATCATATCTTAATTTAGATTGGAAACCTGTACCAATCATTCCAAAGTTTATTGATATTGTTGTAAACGGAATGCAAGACCGCTTATATAA